CAAGAACAAATTAAACAGTACGTTCGGAATGTGCGTAACAGATCTTTTGCAGGACGAATGGGCAATGGATGCTGTTACGGGTGAATGGCATCGGGAAAAAGCAGATGCGGAAAAAGCATTGAAAACGTACTACGGGGGAAAAAACAGCTTTTTGCACTATCAATGGGGAATCTATGTTACCGCCCATGCAAGAAAGCAGTTACAGGATATGCTGGACGTGGTTGGAATGGATGTTGTATATTGTGATACCGATAGTATCAAATTCATGCATCCCGAGACACATATTCAAGAATTTGAATACAAAAACAAAATACTGGGAAAACGTGCAATCGAAAACGACATTCCTGCTTTTTGTGACGTTGGCGAGAACCGTTACATTCTCGGCGTTTGGGATATGGATGACCTCTATATCCAATTCAAGACCCTTGGCGCGAAAAAATACTGCGGCGTGGAATGGGACGAAAAAGCGGCGCAGTCTGGCAAAGACCCCGTGCGTTTTACGTCTACGGTCGCTGGCATGAATAAGAAACTTGGAGCGGAAAACTTAAAGTGCTGTAATAATTTCCGTCTCTGCCGCCGGATGGAAAATGTCGGACGGACAATCAGTTGCTTTAACAACTCGAAACCCCATTACATCAAAGTAAACGGGGAAGAAATTTTAACGGCTAGTAACATTGGAATCATTGATACCACTTATACCTTAGGTGTATCGAATGAATACTATGAAGTATTGGTAAACTCTCAGGACGGAGTGTTACCGGAATAGGAGACGATATGAGATATTTTGTATTTTTTATGTTTTTAGTATTATCAACGATCTGGGCGTTACATGAGGAAGAACTCGACCTTGCAATCCTGCTTTTGTTTTTGGATATTGTCTTTATTTTTCTATTTTAACATTGACTTTTTTTGTAGTAAGTGCTATTATAATACTTGTAAGAACAAATAACCACATAAAGAAAGGAGAAGAAAAATGGTTAGAAAAAAAATCGAAAAATTTATCTACTCTGTCATTGACAGAAACACAAAACAGGTGATCGGCTCTTTTGAGAATACAGAAGAACTGAAATCGCAGAAAGCAAAAACCGCCGCAGTTATCGCCGCTGGTTTTCCGGAGGATTCCATCTGCGTATTAACCGATACCGTATCCGCCCGCTACGAGATGCCGGACGAACAGTTCTTTGCCGAAGCAAAGAGACTGGACGACTAATCAGCACACAACCGCGGTCTGGAAGTGGCCAGATAAGACAATGATCAAAGAAAAGCGCCGCGGTTCTGCATAACAAAACAATTTCATCAAAAGGAGAAAAATCATGAGCAAAGCAAAAATGAAACTGAACAACGTGACTGTAAAATATGCAAGGGAAGAGGACGGAAAAAGCGTTCTTTCTGCTTCGATCACAGCAGACCAGCAGAAAGCCATCTTTGAAAAAATTATCGAAGAGTTTGGTGAGGATGCCGCCGCAGAAGCAAAGTGGATTCCGGCGAAAGAAAGTGACGAATCTGGTCTCTACGTAAAAGCGCAGACCAGTTACCGCGTTGACTTTTATGAGGACGGAATTGAGAGCGACACCGTTTCCAGTGTTGACGAACTTGGCAAAGGCGCAGTAGTTGACCTCTTCCTATCGATCGGTGAAAGCAAATTCCGCCGCGACAAGGGATTTACCGCTTACCTTTCCGCTGTAAACGTCCACAAGTTTGGCGATACGGAAAAATTCAATCCGTTTGCTTAAATACATATGACGGCAATACGTGCTCCGACTGTCGGACGGTAGACTTGTGTGTTTTAAGTACCCTGTAGTTGATTGTTACTATATCTTGTGTTTTTGAAAACTCCATACGTGTAAAGAGCTACGTTTTCCAGCGTAGCTCTTTTTATATCCAGCGTATCTCTGCCGTCCCTCTGCGGGCAAAACGTGCGATGATCGTGCGATAAACGTGAGATTGACTGCGGAGAGACTGGCGGGGCGCTGTGCGGGAAATATGGAAAACGATAGAAAGGAGGACGTGAAACAAATGTTTCACGTGAAACAATGATTTTTTGGAACGATATTCAATGGGAAAAACTTTTTGCGGAATATGGCGTGAAATTTGAAGCGGTAGACGATAACGGCAATCTAATTCAGTATTACAACCCGATCCGGTTATTTACGGAACCGGACGTGGACGGTGATTTCGCAGGCGTGGCAATTACGTGTTCTAACCGTAGTGCCGGAAAGACCAGTGCGTTTGCCGCGGCAAGCTGTATTTTATGTAAAGAGTACGGATTGCAGACAGGATGGGTTTTCCGGACAAAGGGGGAAATGACGGGAGCTGCGGCAATGTATGAAGATATGCTAAGAATGTATCCTAAATTAGGAAGTGTGATTACTTATAAAAATCTGGACAAAAACGGAAATGTCGTGCGGTATTTTCTGGATGGTGTGCCATTCGGATGCGCGTTTAGTTTTGGCAGTAAGATGGATAGTGTGAAAAAATTGTCTCCTTATTTTAGGGATATCTACTTTTTGTTTTTTGATGAGTTTAGCATGGAAAGTGGACAATACGTAAAAGGCGAATCTGAAAAACTGCAATCGTTGCTGCTGACGATCAGCCGTGGAAATGGAAGCCAGTCCCGATGGTTTAAACTGGTTATGTCATCCAATAATATTTCGTTGCTCAATCCCTATTTCGTATTTTTTGGTATCCATAAGCGGTATCAGAAAGAAACCAAAATGCTGCATGGGAGCGGTTTTGTGTGTGAATTTACACACAATGACAGTGCCAGTAAGGCGATGTGGGAAAATCCGGCATTGAAAGCATTCCGCGGCGGCCACTATATGCAGAGCATGAGCGTGGGTGATCAGATGTTGATTGACGATGCCGTGTTTGTACAGAAGCCGACCGGACGGTCACGGTATCTGTTTACCATCGAACACAGTGGAAAAAGCTATGGGGTATATGAATATTACGAAGAGGGGTACATCTATATCACGCACAACTATAACCCATCGTGTCATTTTGTCGCGGTTTTTCGGGACGGGGATCACACACAGAACACGGTTATGTTGGAACACTACGATTATTTATTTGAAAATCTGGTTGACGCGTACCGAAAAGCATACTTACGGTTTGACGATCTGGAAAGCAAAAATATGGCGGTTGAGTTGCTGGGGATTGACCTTTATAAATAGTCCGTGGGAAACGGACAAAAGTAGTTGACATACGGACAAAAAAGAAGTATCATGAAAATACGGGGAAACCTTTTTCATGGGGGTTGCCACGGTTGAGAAAACCGCCCCGTCCTTGGCAGGTCAAAAGGTTTCCTTGTTTTCAAGGACGGGAAGAAAGGAGCAAAGATGGCAAGTATCGTTTTTAATATGATTGTCGGAATGATGAAAAAAGAAAATGCTTATCTTGCTTATACGGTACGCTATAAAGGGGACGAAAAAGACACATTGATCCTTGTCCCACATGAAAATTATGAGTCTCACATCCGGTATTTGTGGGATTTCTTTTTTATGGATGGTAACGCGTATAACAGTAAATCGCCAGTCCGCTTCATTCATAATTTTATTATGTGTGATAAATTAAGTGAAATTGAAGACTGGTTAAAATGGCAGGATAAGGAGGTAGAAGCATGGATGTAGGTACCGTCACGCAGTTAGTTGGTTCGCTCGGCTTTCCGATCGTGTGTTGCGGCGCACTTTTTTGGTATCTTGTGAAAGAAAAAGACGCACACAAGGAAGAGATGGAAGAACTGCGGAAAAGTGTAGAAGCGAACACAACTGCAATTAATTCACTTTGCCAGCACTTAGGAGGTGGAACGAATGAGTAAAATCGAAAACGCAGTTGCATGGGCGGAACAGACCGCCGCTGATGATCGGCACGGGTACTCACAGGTACACCGGAACAGTCCCGATTATGACTGCTCCTCTTTTGTCGGAACGGCACTTGCAAATGCTGGTTTTCCGGTCAGCATTTACAGCACAACTAGAAATCTAGGTGAACAGTTGGAAAACGCTGGTTTTGTGAAATGCGGTAAACCGTGGAAACGCGGTGATATCCACCTTGCGGCTGGTCATCATGTAACGATGTCGGTTGACGCGAACCGCATCGTCCACGCCAGCCAGTCGGAAAACGGCGGGATTGATGGTCAGACGGGAGATCAGACCGGAAAAGAAATCTGTGTACGGTCTGATTACGATCTTCCGTATGAAAATACCGTTCACTATCGGTATGCAGGAGCCGTCGACGAAAAGCCGCATAAAGTCATGGAAAGTTGCGTCAAGACAGAATCCGCGCGTAGTTTTGACCGGAAAATTGCAGGAGCGTATCATACCAATGACCGCTATAATCTGCGTGTTGGCGCAGGAATGAATAAAACTGTCATCTTGACGTTGCCAACCGGAACCAGTGTTAGAAACTACGGGTATTATACCGGAGAATGGTATCTGGTGAAAGCCGTAATAAATGGCATCGTCTATACTGGTTACGTAGCAAAAGAGGGTTTAACCCGTGGCTGATCTGACGCTTGCTTACAATACCTGTATCGGGATTTGTAACAATCCAAACGTTGGATATTCCCAAACGTATCGTGAGGGGCATACCGTAGGAGGTATTACCTACTATGATTGCTCCTCTCTCATGAGTTACTGTTGTACGGTCGGCGGGTTTTTAGCATCTAACCCATGGTTTACCACGCGGAGCATGGATGGATATCTGATCGGTGCCGGATTTCAAAAAGGTACAGCCAATCAGCCGTGGAAAAAAGGTGATATCTTATGGAGGAGCGGTCACACCGAAATGGTTTACAATCCCGCTGACGGTGGCGGGTATACGATGGGAGCGCACACCGATAGTTACCCGCTGGAAAGACAGGTATCCATCAATCATTTTGTAAGCCAGTACAGTGCATGGACGTATTTGTACCGATATCCGGTTGAGGTACAAAGCGGCATCAGCCAGTATGTCATTGCCGCCATTTGCGGCAACTTTTGGCAGGAATCCACGGTTAACCCCGGGTTGTGGGAAGGTACGGTTGTCGGTTCCCCCGGTTATGGTTTGGGACAATGGACGGATAATTCCTCTACCGACCGCCGGACGCGGTTGTTCCAATGGTTAGATTCCAAAGGGTACAGCCGGGAAGATGGAAACGCACAGTTGGAATATCTAATATATGAAAATGTATGGTATTCGGTCGGAGCCGCAAGTACTTACAAAAATCTACAAGCGTTTTTGCACAGTGACAGTACCGATCTTGATGCACTGACTGCCGCCTATATGAAAGGATGGGAGGGAATCAGTGACGATGGTACGCTTTCTTTTCGGCAGGAAAAGTCGCATACGTGTTTCAATTATATTTCGGAACACGCAAAAGATTCTGCAATTACCGGATGGATTGTTGGGAATCGGTACTTATCTGATTCCGAACGTTTGAACAACGCGGTCATGGTCTATCGGTACCTGGCAAAAGGAGAGCAACCCGAGCCGCCGGAGCCGCCGGAGCCGCCGCAACCAATGAAACCAAAACGGCATAAAATGCCAATCTGGTTATATCCCAATTTAAGAAGGAGGTTTTAACATGACACTTGAAGAGTATTGGTCAGAAATTGTAGCAGACATTGGAAACATCGAAACGCATGGCGATGCGATTGCCGCCATCAGCGAAAGAATCAAAACAGAAGATACCGACATCGGAGCGTTGATGTCAGAACGTGACGCACTGGTTGCTGAACGGGACGAACTGAAAGGAAAGTATGATTCCGCGGTTGCTGAAATCAAAAGCCGCTGGTCTGATCTTTCCCATGGCGGAAGTATCACAAAAGTAACTGAGTTTGGCGGAAAAAAATCACCAGACGAGGAAACCGCAACTAGTATCAACGATCTTGATATGTCCCAGCTTATTTTAAGCGGAAAAGGAGAGTGAAATCATGGCAGAAAAATTAGATATGACAAACATTAACATGCTGAATGCTGTTCGGCAGACGATGAGTGTTGATTACCGTGACAGAGTTCCGGTGGCAACCCGTGAAAATATTGCCGATATTGCAAAAACATTAACCGATCCTTACAATCCGATGGCGCGGAACGAACTGGTTCCGGCGCTGGTAAATCTGATTGCCAGCCAGTCGATCAGTACCGAAGCGTTCCGCAATCCGCTGAGGGTACTGAACAGTAACGCCATGCCGTTTGGTAATGGAGAACAGGAAGTTTACGTAAACTTTGCACAGGGTTACGCACACGATGCCAATATCAGTATCGAAGATGCGACCGCCATTTATGACAGCTACATCATGGCGCTGTATCATGTAATCAATTTTAACAACGATTATCCGGTGACGATCTGGTTTGAGGATATGCGCGGCGCGTTTCTCGATGATTATGGTCTCAGAAGTCTGGTACAGGCAAAAGTGGAGAGTGTCGTTTCTGCCTGTAACTGGGATGAGTTCACAACCGCAAAAGAACTAATTGCGTCTGCGAAACGCGCGGGACATATTTATCCGGTTCACGTTAATGCGGTTACCGATCAGGCGAGTGCCAATGCACTTGCAAAACAGATCCAGTCCTATATTGACAAGATCCAGTTCCCGAACCCGCTGTATAATTTCGCTGGAGCAACTTCGGCAGCAAAAGAAGATACCATCCTTTTATTTGTTGATCCGGACACCAAAGCGGCGATGAACGTTGACAGCTATGCAAGTGCATACAATCTCGACCGTATGATCCCGAAAGCACAGCAGGTCTTAATTGATAACTTTAACGATGCGGAGGGTATCGTGGCTGTACTGGTTGACAAGCGGTTTTTCAAAATCCGTGAACAGTACCGCATGATGGTACAGGATAACGTTAATCGCGGACTGCGTTGGAACAGTACGTATACAATAAAAGAGATGTTCTCTTATTCCCTGTTTTATCCGATCATCGTGTTTACGACCGAAAACGTTCTTGTTTCTTCCCTTACCGCAAGTGACGTGGGACTGGTGAACGCTGGAACAGATGTCGACTTTGGTGGAAGTTTTTCGTTTAATACTGGCGTAGCGGATAAAGCAGTAGACGTAAAAGTAGAGGGTAAATCTTCCTCTGATACGTTTGTTATTCCTGGTACAACCATTCTTCGAATCGCAAAAGACGAAAAGAATCTGAAAACGAAAGAAAACAAAAAAGAAAGTGTGCGGGTTGTGGTTACAAGCCGATTCGATTCTTCCAAAAATGCAACCATTTACTTTACGACAGATTAAGTAAGAGGGAGGAAGCATGGATAATTTCATTCCGATGCCGCTACAGGAAAATGTGGCGGCTGTTTCCCCGCAGACAGAGGTAATTTTAGCAAGTGGGATTGAATGGGGAAATGACTATGAACACGTACGTTATTATGAAAATGGAAAAGCTGGCTGTCTGGCTCATGTAAGAGAAAAAGCAATTCATATTTATAAGCAATCCGCGCCCGTGAGATGGGGAGAGCTGACGTATAAGGGAAAAGGGAATGAGAGCGAATTTTTAAAGTGCAATTATATTGCATTTCAGAATAAACCTTATACGGAAGAGTGGTATTTCGGATTTGTGACGCGTGTAGAATGGTTGAGTGACGGAAGTTTTAAGATTTATTTCGAACCCGATCGTTTTCAGAACAGTTTTTACCATGTGGTGCTTCAACCGTGCTATGTGGAAAGGGAACATATTGACAAAAAAGCTGATTATGCCGGAATTAATCTAGTGCCAGAAAATCTGGAAACGGGGGAATACGTGGACAATCCGAGCGAACAGAAACTTTTGAATCTCGGCCCGATGCAGTATTGTTTGAGTGCAAGTGCAGACGAAAACGGAACAAATATTATACCCATTGTCAATCAGGGAATTTTATCGGGGTTGACATTTACTCGGAAAACAAAATATACGGACTTAATCTCAGTTATCCAGAATTACGTCAAAAGCGGAAACGGAGATGCGATTGTTAATGTATATCAAGCACCAGAAGCTTGTTTCCGGACAGATGCATCTGCTTATACACAAGTAACCGTTCAACCAGATGCACTTGACGGCTATATCCCGGAAAATAATAAACTATATCAGTATCCCTATTGTTATTGTCTGGTCAACGATGGTTCGGGAATACAGCATACTTTTAATTTCGAATACGGTAAAAATGGAGCATTAACCATGCAGGTGTATGGCGTTATGTTTAATATTCCGGCAATCTTTGTGGCTCCGCGTGAATATAAACGTACTGGTGGGTCAAAATCCCCATACGGTTTTATCATCAATAATTTCCCACAGTGTGCATGGACAAATGACGGCTATCAGGCTTTTCTAGCGCAGTCTAGTCCGTTATGGGACTACTCCAAAAAGCAGAATGCAATATCGCAGATTGGAAATTTAGCCGGAGGATTAGTTGGGGCATTAAGCGGAAATTTAGCTACTGGCGTTGAAAGCATTTATACCGCGGCAACCGGAACATATCTACTGAACGAAAACATTAACGCACAAAAAGAAAGTCATGATTTGATTCCACCGACAGCAAAAGGTAATTCATCTGGAAGTTATGTTGCCACCGCATTGTTCGGCAGTCAAATTTACTGTCATGTAATGAGTGTAACCGCTCAGATGGCGAAAACGATCGACGATTATTTTACCATGTATGGATATGCTACACACAAAATCAAAGTTCCTAATATCACAGGGCGGTCAAACTGGAATTTTGTCAAAACGGTTAATTGCAGCCTGCATGGGTCGTGTGTTACCGATGATATCAATTTTTTGCAGGCAATGTTTAACAGAGGAGTTACTTTCTGGCACACGGATGATGTTGGAAACTATGGTCTTTCCAATAAGTAAGGGGGTGATAATATGTATGCTAACCCGTATCGAGTGAGCAATAAAGAAGTTTGGGGATGCTGGGAAAAGAATCCGAATACTTCCCCGGAGGAAAAACTTTATTTTCGCCACTTTTTCGACAAGTTCGTAAATTTAGCATTATCACGTTATGAGTATGACGGTTTACCGGATGAGATTCCACCGCGGATGCTGAACTCTTATTTGTTGTGGAACGGTATGTGTCTGTTCAAGAAAGAACCGATTACAGGACTGTACGGTGTTTTCGGCGTGAATCTGGTAGGCGAACCGGATATTTATGGTATTCCGACCGATTGGATTGCGTACGCCATGAATGGTCAGTATTACGAACAAACGGATAAAGAAGAAAGTGCGCTGATTTTTGCTAGACCTTTTGCTGTACCGGAAATTCTCAGCATTATTCTGCATTCGCAGAGTTTGGCGGAGAAAAAAGCGTCAACAAGGGTAAACGTGATCCAGCAGAGAACGCCAGTTGTCATCAGCGGGGATTCTACGCAGAAACTCAGTATTGACAACTTTATTCAAAAGTGGGTAAAAAACATTCCTTTCATCAAAGCAAAAAACGATCTGCGAAAACAGATCCAGATTGATACGATTGATTTAAAAGTACAGCCAATCTTTAACGAACTTGATACAGCCGCACAGAGAGAAGTAGCAGAATGTCTAGCTGATCTCGGAATCGAAGCAAGCGGGGTGGAAAAACCGGAACGGCTAGTTTCCGCGGAAACGAGTTACAACGATGGAGAGATTGAGTTGACAAGAAACGGAAATCTGGCGACCATTCAGAGAGGACTTGACGCGATCAATGAAATGTATGGTTTGAATATCCATGTGCGTTTTAATTCTAAGATGGTAACGCCGATTAACCGACCAGATGCATTTGAGACAATAAAACACGGCGAACAGAAAACACCGGAAACCGGAAAACCGGAAAGTGAGGTGGAATAATGTTTCTTGACTATAACTACGAAACGAAAACACTAACAAATACGATCGAACAGTTAGTTATTGCAGACAACGTGATTCATCCACTTGAAAAACAGAACATTGATGGAATGATTGAAAAGGCAGTTGAACTCGTATTCAATTTTGACTTTCCGTTTTATGTTGATGCATCCGCTCCAGAATATGCAACCGCAAAACTTGCGTTCGAAAAAACGTTCTGTTTACAGTATTTTCGGGAACAGATCGGACTGGAAACGATCGGCGAATTTCAGTATCATCTAAAACGAATCCTTACTATCAATATGCCATACTATGAGCAGTTGTACCGGAGTATTACTTTTGAGTACAACCCAATGATTAATCATAAGAGTACGCGGAAAGTGCAAAGTACAAAAGACGATACACGAACAGGTGTGATCTCGGGAGACAGCACAGCGAAAAACACAACGACAGCCGATACAAATAACAATACACAAAATATCCATTCCGACAACCCGCAGATTAATTTTGCCGGAACGAATTATGCATCTACGATGGATCGGGGACAAAATACGATTCATAACAGCGCTGTAAGTAACGGCGAAAATACAACAAAAACGAACAGTAATGATACTTACCATGCAGATAATAATGATACGATTGAAGATGAGGGATTCGACGGCAGTTACTCTTTAGAAATTCAGAGATTCCGAGATAGCATACTTAATCTTAACAAGCGTATCTGCGATGATTGCAGAGAATTATTCTATCAATTTTATTAAGGAGGTGTTGTAATGGCAACGAAACCAACGATTCCAGATTTTCCTACTTTGCCAGATTTCGGTCAGATGATTACGCAGGCTTGTGACGTTGTCGCAAGTGTACGGGGGATTCCGTATGATTTCAACGGGACGTTGAGTCTAGAAAATAAATTTGTTGTGCTGTTTCAAACGGTCAAAGAGATGTTTGACGCGCAGGACGAACTTGTAAAAAGTTACAAAGCGTTACATGATTTTATCAATCAGTATTTTTCAAATCTCGACTTACAGAACGAAGTAAACAAGAAAATCGAAGAAATGAAAGAAAGCGGAGAACTGCTTAATTTATTAAAACCTACTGTAAGCAATGAAGTATCAACATGGTTAACATCTAATATCACGAATCCATCCAATCCGCCGATTGATAAGTCGTTGACGGTAGAAAATGCCGCCGCGGATGCTAAAACTACGGGAGATAAAATTGTTTCACTAAAGGAAAATTTAGATGGACTAGAAAATATTAATAATATATTAGCTTATCGCAAGATTGATAATGTTGCGCTTCTTACAACAGGCAATGTAGAAATTGTTGATAATTGGTATTCCACCGACTTTATAAACGTTACAGGATGTAATGAATATTTTGTCAACGGTTTATGGAAAAAAACGTCAAATCCAAAATATGCTAGCGTACTATATTTCGATAGTGAAATGAATATCATAAACTTTATTAATGAAGTAGGAACCAAAACATATAATATGGAAAAAATTTCTTTTCCTATAAATACGGCATATGTTAGATTTTGCTTTGGTAAGGAATCAACAGTTCAAATATTTATGAATATACCTAATATGAATGAACGAGTAGGTTTGAAAACTGCGCAAGCAATATTTAATCATAAGATAACGAATGGCGGTACTATAGAAAAGAATGATTCATACGTAACATCGAATTTAATACCAATCAATCATGAAACGAATTTTATTACAGTAAAAAAGGAAACTTCTAATAAAGACAAATCTTTTTTTTATATCTCATTTTGGTCGAGACCCTCTACTTCTTCAGGATTTTTAGTAAAAGGTTACAACAATTATGAATTAACTGAACATTTTACGAATATCAAAATTCCAAACGATGCAAACTATTTTTGTTTTTCGTGGTTAAAAGAAGATTACCCTCCAATGTATAAACAAGATTCGAATATATCGGAAAATAAAACGCCAATTGATGTTATTGGAAAATATATGACATCGAATGCCCCTAATTATAACTATAGAATCTGTTTAATTGGTGACAGTATAACCCAAGGTATGGGGTCTTCAGGTTTTCAACAGTATGATGCCTCTATTGATGGGACTACTTATAATGTGAGAGGTAATGGACCGAATAACCCGAATGCTACATCTGGTTATAAAATTGGGGAATATCTTTGGTCTTCAGGTGGTAGACGATGGTATGAAGCACTAGACGGAAATGGTTGGGCACAATTATTTAAAAATTATATGAATGAAAAATTCAATATAATTGTTAGAAACTTTGGAATGAGTGGAATTGATAGCAGAGATTTAAAATACTTTATAAATAATTTCATGGATACAGAATATAACTTTGATTGCATCGTTATGATGATTGGTACTAACAATAGACAATACGAAAACTTAGAATCATTCTATACAGATATTAATGACTTTATTAAAACAATTAAAAATAATGGAAAAGATTTAATAATTATGGCTTGCATACCTGCATCAACCGCAAACGAAAAACAATACCATATTCACATGGAAGATATTCACAATGCACTTAGACATATTTCATGTGAAAATAAAATTCCATTTATTAGCGTTTATAATTTATTCATTGACTATTGTTCTAACAAAGGAATAAAAATAGATACACTCCTTTCAGATGGATTGCACCCTAACGATGAGGGATATAAAGTAATGTTTCAATTAATTTCTAATGCTATGGGAATAGCATTAAAAAGACCGGATGCGACATGGTAGTCAACAATGAAATGGCATTGTGTGACTAAAAAGATACAAGTCAACGAAAGCAGACTTTACTTAACTAAGTAACAAAAGGTACACACATATTCACGCCGCGCCGTGTCCGTCACCCGGAAGG